GCATCGTCGAGCATGCGCATATCAGCCATGTCGATTTCGTATCTTTGCATATTAGGCGAGTCGGCGTCTGGGCCAAGTTCTTCGTCATAAATTGCAGAAAGAGTTTTACGGCCACTGGCACCTGTTAAGTCTAGTGCTTCATAAAGCGCTTCAGCTGGGACAAGCTCATTGCCGTCACCAAAATTAAGAGATCCAAATCCGCTGGCTTCTTCTCCATTGACTGGGACTACAGCTTCTTTAAGCGCGAAAATAAGTTCAGACGGGCTGAATCTGTTAGAAAGAACTGACGGATCGTCTGTGTACTCAAGGCTATTGTCTTCTTGACGACCTTTTGGCTCATACACATCGAAAATGTTTGGCTTGTACGCACCGTCCGGCGCTTCAAACATGTCGTCAAACATTTCTTTTGCTGGATCAATATTAGTTAAACCGTCTGTTGGCTCTGATTCTGGCGCTACTCTGCCAGCGCGAATGTCTTGAAGTTCAGTATCGTACTTTTTAATTAAATCTGCAATTTGACCAGAGCTAATGCGCTCGCCTGTAGCAGGGTCTTCGTAGTCTCTACCAAAGGGTACGTTATAGAGTTCGTCAAGCGCCATACGAACTTCAATTTCGCGGTCTGACGCATCGTCGTAGATATCTTTAAACGACTCAAACTTACCGGGGTCGGTTTCGCGAAGATTTGCAAAAGGATTTGCGGGTGGAGTTGGGCCGCCTGTCGGTGGCTCGCCTTCTGATGCATTATCTGTTGTATTTATTCTATCGGAGCGGAGAATCAGCTCCTGGCCTGTCATGTCTTTTCCGACGACTAGTGTAACTCCGTCAAACTTAGAAGGTACTACACGCTCTGGCTCAAAGATAAGTGGCTCTCCGTCGTAGTTAATTTTTACACGCTTGTCAGGAGAAAAATTATTTACCCATGAGTCAAGTATTACTTTGTCCGGATTTGGAAAGCCCGTCCAGTTTTTTGGCTCTTCGTACCATGACTTAACTTCACCGATAAGCGCTGAAACAATTCCTTCAACAGAAGAGTCAGAAGTCATCGGATCTGCTAAATTATCTAGCGCAGGTAAGACACTATTTTTATCTTGTTGGCTTATGTTTCCACTGCTTATTTCTTCATCAAGAATATTTTTAATTATTTCTACAACTTTTTTTCTATCTCTAAAGTCTACGTTAGCCAGTCTTCCTAGCTGAGTAAGAGCAGAGAATATTTTAGAATCTTTGCGGCCAATTTCTGCAGCCGGATTTTGCAAATTAGACAGTTTTTTGTCAAGAAGCTCTGTTAGCTGATTAATTGAATAAACTGCATTGTTTAATTCTTCTTTAGACATCGCAGTGTTTCTATACTGGAAAACTGCATTATTGTACGACTGAAGCCATGACGCGTCATCTGCCGTCAGATTTCCTCGCTCGCGCTCAAATTCAATGACAGCGCTTAATCTTTCAAACTGAGTATATTGATTGTCATTATCTGGATTAGCACCTTTTATTTTGCCGTCAATAACATACTGTGCTTCTTTTCTAATGTCAGCAGCAATATTGCCAGTTGACTCGTAAGGCCCGCCTTCAACAGGCGTTTTACTTACGCCAGTTTGAACAAACCCTTCTTTGTCAAGTTTTGCAGTCCCTACCTTAAGAGAAATAATGTGCTGCTCTGGTGGCTCGCCTGGGCCTTCTGTTGGTGCTGATGGGCCGCCGGTTGGTGGCTCGCCGATGCGCTCGTCGTACAGCTCTGGGTCTCGGTTTTTAATGTACTCGGCAAACTTTTCACGCAGACGATCTGAGTTTTCAGAATAAAGTTCTGCAAAGAAATCTCTTCTTGCATCGTCTACTCTAGCCTTGTCATCTTCGTTTCTTACGTCGTCGTCAATTCCATTGTCGTTTAAGTACTCTCTAAAGTTTTGTTCAGAGGTATCAACACTATCTTCTAAAAACCTTTCAAGATTGAAAAGGTCATCATCTTTTACAAATTCAGAAAACAGCTCATCAATGTTACTATCGCGAGATGGGGCGCCTGTTGGTGGTTCGGCTGGCTCGGCGGGGGCACCTGTGCCTTCGTCTACAACAATGGTATCGTAGACTTCTTGACCAAACTCGCTTCTAATAAACTCGGCAAACTCACGAGGAGAGTCATAGTCTTCAGACGACTGAGTGTCAATTAGTTCTCCGTCAGAGTCTACTATTCTAATTCCAAACTCTGGGTCATCATTTGTCCACTCAAGAGTGACTGGCTCTCCGTTGTAGGTAGCCTCTTGACTAAAGTCAGTGCTATAGAATTGTGGAGAGTCTCCTGGGCCACCGGTTGGTGCAGTTGGGCCGCCGGTTGGTGGCTCGCCTGGGCCGAAGTCGCCTTCTGCGTAATCGCTTATGTTCTCCGAAACATACGTCATAGCATTGTTGCGTTCTTGCAGAGAGATTTCGTCGTTGCTGTACATTTCATTGAGTGCTTGCTCAAAATCGTCAAAACCAATACCACGGTCTTCGTCTGCCATTACGTTGGAAAGACGCTTCATCAGTGAGTTGCGCTTTGCAGTGCTATTCTCTAGACCAAGTAAATCGCGAGCATAGATGTCATCTACGAGTGCTTCTGTGTCGTCAAAACCAAGAGAATCGCCTCCGTCTGGGCCGCCGGTTGGTGGCTCGCCGGGACCGCCGGTTGGTGGCTCGTCTGGGGCGCCGGTTGGTGGCTCGATTTTGTCAAGAGTAAAGTTTTTTTCTGCGCCGTCAGCTTCTCTAGCGGTAAGGTTTGTTTTTTCAGTTTTAGGGTTACGCCACACGCGAAGCGGGGTAACGTTTCGCTCTTTTCCACTGTAATTAAATCGAACGTTTAAGCCATCGGCTACCGCATCTGTGATTTGCTGCACCAGATTTTCGTTTGGGTCAAGAGCAAGTGCCTCTGGCGCTTTGGCGGCTTTTTTAGTAGGCTGCTCTGACTTTTTATTTGGAGGAAAAATTTTATCCGATGTAAAAGTACGTTTTTCACCATTTTCATCAAGACCAACAATATTATCTTTTTTGGTCTTAGGATTAAAATACGTTTCTGTAGGCGTAATTTCGCGATCTTTTCCATTATAGCTAAACCGAAGCTTTTGCTTTGCTACACGAGCGGCATTAGCTTGGCCAGCTACGTTAAGACCTTCGGCAATGTCACGAACATCTGAAAGATTTTCGATTTCTCCGGCATTTACTGCATCACGTAGCTGAGAAAGAGTTTCTTTCCTTGCGTCTGTAAACTGCTGACGAATTTGTTTTGCTTGTTCACCAGTAATTTCTTTCCTAGTCGGTGGGCCATCTGGCTCATCGTACTCTTTCCAGTTGCCTTTTGAAGTCCTGTATCCGCCTTTAGGGATTGCAGCCGGGACAGTTTTCCAAACTCCACCGGCGTATCGTTCATCAGATTCCGCCTGCGCGATTTTGGCGATTTCATCGTCTGTCAACGAGCCGTAATCAATGCCAGCTTTACGCGCGGCTTCGAGTCTTTCTTTTGTTCTTTTTTGAGAATCTGCAGCGGAGGCTCCCGGCGCGCTAGGTTTTTCGGCAGTATTCGCTGCCTCAAGAACTTTTTCATAGTCATCTTGGTCATCGAGGGCGGCTTTTTGTACGTCTGCCCAGGAGTTCCCACGAGCGACTTCTTCGCCAATTGAGTTGTCACTAAGATCTGCACGGTGAAGTGTAAAAGTATCGCCGTCTTTTTTAGCAAAGTATCCGTCTTCTGAAGTCCAGATTTCTGGCTCGCCCTCAGGAGTTACCTGCTTTGTCCAGCCTGTAGGCTGCTCCATTCGCTTAAGATCTGCCGCGTTAATGGCAAGACGCTCGGACGCGCGAACGTCAGCATCTGGAAGATCCTTTAGAGCGTCCTCGGGAAGAATAGCGGCTACAGAATCGCCTTTATTTGATGGCAGTGCGTAGATACCGTCTGGAATACGGTCATTACCTTTTACTTCAATTTCAACATCTTCAGTTCCAGATGCGCCTACAACACGACCAGACAGCTTGCGAACTCCATCCGGAAAGCGGATATTGAACATGAATCCGCCGCCCTGAAAGGCAAATCGACCTCTGCGGTCACGACGCTGAAGTTTCGCGCGCATTGATCGCGCGGCCTTCGAGTTACCACCGAGGCCAAAGCCTAACGCAGCAATAATTGGGTCGAAATCGTTGTTTTCTTCGTTCACTTGATAAGCTCGTACTTTCTGCGCTTAGTAGTCAAGGGCGGCTGTTGTTTATATTACTAGGTTCTGGGCGGGTTAACATTACTACTTTGCTGCTTTTCAGCAAAAACTGGCTATGTAACAGATTGCTGCTGTTGAGCGGCTCTGGTCTCTTGTGTTTCTGCACTGTATAGCGAGCGGTCGCGACCGACAGTTAGTCTCATGATCTGATTTATGCTCAAATTGGAAAGAAAATCTGGTGTAAAAAACCTTTCAATATTTTGAGACACCTGCGCATCTTGGTCTCCAGCTCTGTCAAGAAGAGACGAATTTGTCCCCATGTGAATTTGATTTGTTATTCCTAAATCGACTGAAATTCTTTGTAATAAAGCGTTAAATGCCGCCCTGCGTGCGTCGGTATTGCTAATTTCCATAATTCCTTCTTCAAAAATAATTGGCTTTATTTCATCTCCCTGTGCGCCGTAGGAGCCAAGTCTTGCAAGTTCGCGGATCGCTTCCGAAACTTGCTCTCTTGCAGAGACAATATCTGTAGCATTACTTATTGTTTTGTACGACCCGGCAGGGAATTTTAGTACTCCACCAGCTTCAGGTGTAAAAAATGTATCTTCTGCAAGAATGTTATCGATCGAGCCTGGATTTGCTTCTAATAAGGCGCGAAGTGGAATAATAGCTATGTGACTGTTAGGAGGCCAGCCTCGCTCTTTAATAGGGTCAACAACGTGATTGAGAGCTGTATGAATTGTGTGACGAGGTACAAATATTTCTGTACCGTCTTCAAGAGTTGTTGGGTACGCAGACGCTGGCTTAAGTGCAATGTTGCCTTCATCGTCAATAGGGAACGCGTACTCAGTTTGATGAACCACATACAAATCATCAATAGAGCCACCTAAAATACGTTCTGCTGCCTTTTGATCTTTTTCTGATACTAAACCCTTGGCTATTTGCTCCTTAAGATTGGTTTCACTTTTCGGTTCAATGTCCTTGAGTGCAGCCTGTCTTTCACTTCGTATTTTTTCTACTTTTTCTTTACCAATTTCAGCCAGTTCTTCGAGTCGCGCCAAAGACGCTTCGTCTCCGCGAGCACCAGCGTACAAAAGCGCGTCAACTTCACTTGTAGATTTATAGCCTGTGCCGTCATTGCTGCTTAATGCTGATCTAGCGTACGCCCACTTAAGCGCGAGCTCTTTTCCTTCTTTACTGCCCATTTCTACGCCTGCGATTTTATACGGGTTAATAGGCACTATTTCTACGTCATCCATGTCTTCGCCGTACTTTACTACGTTGCGATCTTTTTCCATACCAAAGTGTATTTTTTTACCGCCAATATTCCACACTTGCCCAATAGCGGCATTGACCGGGTTTTCTAGTTCTGCTTTAGCTTTTTCTAACTCGTAATCACTAGGTACAAAACTCATGGAAGCTTCTTTTTCAAGACTCACTGAATTGTTTGGGAGTCTATCGGCACTCTGAGCTGGCTCAGGTTCTGGTGACAAAGAACCATCTGAAGAAAATTTCTCTTCACCCTTTGTCCGATTCTTTCTGGCACTAATGGCACGGTCAAGCTCTTCTTTGATTACATCTAGGCCAAATTCTTTTCCATCTCTTGTTTCGCCAAATGTTCCAGCGTTTTCTTTGAGTGTTCCTTTTCCACTTTTATCAAATTGAGTAATTTTTGCTCTTAGGTACGCCTCGTACGGGGTTGTCTCTGGCTCGTCTTTTGGTATTAACACTTCGCGTGGTATATCTCCAAATATTTCGTCGTACCTGTCGAGCCATGCTGAAGTCATAGATGAATTAAAGAGTTCTACATTTTCTGGGTGCAGATATTCAAGAGCACCCATTTGTCCGTTTGCTCCACGAGGTTCACCTATTTGCGCAACAAGCTCTGTCCCTCTTGAATCAAGAATTTCGTCTCGTGTTCTTGCAAAGTCAAAAATTACGCTTAGATTCCCATAAAAATCTGGATTCATTCCCTGCGGAACATCGCCTATTTCTCTTCTTGTTTGACCAATGTCTGCAATGTACACTGCCCTCACTTCGCTCGGGTCAAATGTTCCGAGGGTCGCCGTTTCGTTATATTTGTCGTTATACTTAAATGACGGGTCAAGAGGCCCAGCTATGGAGGCACCCGAATCGCCTGTCATCGACGAAAAGAGCATTCCAATTGGGTCTGCATATGCAATTCCTGCTTCATCGATTGATTCCAAGTCGGCAACAGCTGCGCCAGATGAACCGAATCTTGTTACCGCGTCGCCATTGACTACCTTTGTTCTTTCGTTTACCGCGTCACTCAGTACGATATGGCTTCTGCCGTATTTTGCTGTTTGTGACAAATCTGCAACGTCGGAACCGATGGGGAAGTCATACATGGTTACAAAGTCTTCACCATATATTTTTTTCATTCTCTTCTCTCTTGCAAGATAAGAGTCTTTTGGAAGAGAGTGGCCAGAAATAGGCCTCATTGCTGTTATTGCTTTATCTTCAGGTGTGTTTTCCCCGGTGAATGGTAGGCCATACATTGTCTCCACTTTTCTACGAGCAGTAATCGTAATACTGTCGCCCATCGACGTTGTTCCAGAAAGATTGTCTAACTTTCTTTCGTCGCTATCGTGGACTGTCACTCCACCAGCTCCCCTGATTATTCTTTTCACATCCGGAGTCTGAATAATAGGGCTTCCCATGTTTTTACCAAAATCAACGCTTGCTTTTCTAATAAGTTCTTCAAGTTTTTCATCGGAAGCATTGTCTATGTCTCCCATAAACTTAATGAAATCGTCAATTTTTTTTACAAGCTCTGTATCATTTTGTGACAAAGCAATTTCTTTTGCTGCAGCAACTCTCCAACCGATTGGGAGCTGCCGATTTCCAAACGCCCACTGCCTTAACCCTTCATCTTTGGGGTCAGTAAAGAGAATTGCTTCGCGCATTCCTTTTAGACTTATTTTTCCGTCAGCGTAGTCATTAAATATTTTCTTTATATTGTCAGAAAGTTCCGGAATATCAGTTAGTCCTAACTCTTTACTCTTTCTTAATGTTTTTACAGATGAATTTATTTGCCGGTCAATTTCTTCTTTTGATGTTCCAACAGTCTTGCCTTGCCATTTAATTCCAAGAGCAGAAGCTTCATCAAGTATTTCTTTAGAACTTTTTGCTGTTTTTTCTTTTTCTGCAGACTGCGTCTTGGGCCCTGACACAATCTTACCGCCATCCCATGTATTAACAACTTCGCCGTCTCTAACTGGGACTACACGTATGCCAACACTTTCAAGCATTTTACTAATTGACTCAAATTGTTCTTCTGAAACTTTATGTGTCGCCCATGGTTGCCGTTCCCCAACATTAACTACGACATAGTCAACGTCACTAAGACTAACTCCACCGTGTACTTGTGCTTCTGCGTAAATTGCCATTGGGTTTCCGACTGCTCCAGACGCGTCCTTGCTGGGTACACCCATTGGTGACGGCACTAAGCCGGAGCCAAGACTGTTCTGTGTCGTGTATGTTGCACGTGAATGCGCATCTTTTTTAAGAACAAATTGCAACTCTCCGTACATTTGAACTGCATCAAAGTTTTCATCGTCTATAACTCCACCTTTAGTCAGGTAGCCGTAGACTGGACGTGTTTCTGGCGCATTGCGCGGATGATAGCCAAACTGAGCTATATCACCTTGCATTCTCCCTTGAGTGTACAGTGTACCGCCAGAAGTGTTTGTTTCAAACTGTGTCTTAAATCTTCCATCAGTTATTAGTTTTTCAAGAACCTCCAGAGGAAAAGCAATAGCAATATCTGCTTTTTCAAGTACTTCTGCAGAGTTTTGAAGTCTTAGTTCATCGCTATAAATATCTTGTCCGCCGTCTTTAATTGCACGAGCGTTATTTACCACCAATTTGTGTCGGTAGTCTAATGGTCGTGTGATAGCTTCAACAATATCTGCCACTTCTTGTTCTGTAAACGCTGACTCTTCGCCATCCTTGGCAGCCGTGTAGTCTTCTTTTATGGCCTCACTTAACTCGTTCCACTGAGACTCAGTAACAATTAGCGAGTCATTGAATTCATTAAGAATTGCATTTTCTTCAGAAGTATACGTGCCTTTACTGGCCTCTTTTTCTTTTACTCTGTCAAAAAGCTCTTTATGTTTTTGTAGTAACTCACGGGCTTTCTTATACCCGCCGTCTGTGCTCTGGACAATAGAATCATAAGCCGCTTGCGTTCTTTTAGGCATTGTTCCTGGACGCAAAATAGACAGTGGACGACCAGTAGCTTTTGCTTCTTTAAGACTGTCTGTCGGCTGAAGTTGCGTAGACGTTGCCCTGTCAGAACTGCGAGCGTTGGTGTCTTGGCTAGCAGCTGGTGCCGGTGTATCTCTTTTTTCGTAATCAGCAGTTGCTTTTTGAATGTCCGCCCACGACTCGCCACGAACAATTTCATTTGCAGGATTGCCTGCGCTATCGGTGTCATACGCTACATACGAGTCAGCAAATTGGCGAACAACTAAACCGTCTTCAGAAGACCATTCCTTAGGTTCACCGTCCGCAGTATTTCTCGGAGTCCACCCGCTGGGTTGGGCTGCTACTTGTACAGTACTGATATCAATTTCGTCTTCTTTTGCAATACTTTTTTTAATATTTCCAGTTTTTACGTTGGTACCTTCAAGATTAAGAATAGCTTTTGCAGCAGTGCCTTTTTGTGATGGCGCAGAATAAATACCATCAGGCACTCCTGCAACGCCACGCATTTCAACTTCAATTAAGTCTTCACCAGACTGCCCAACAACTCTCCCGGCTGCTGAAACGCGGCCACCGGAAGAAAGTTTAAAGTTAAAAGAAAATCCTCCACCCATTTCTGCAAATCGTCCGAGACGATCGCGGCGCTGCATGCGAGCGCGCAACGATTTTTCTGCGCGGCTATTGCCTGAAGCTATGTGTGGACGAAGGACGCGGCCCTTGCGAGCCGCTACTCTTTTGGGTAGTTATCGTCTTCGTATTGAATCGGGTCAACAGATGCTGTTAAAGGCGCGGCACTAGGGCCAAGGGCGGACAAACGAGCAAACGCATGAGCGCGCTCAGTTGAACCAGGCGTTGCCGTGTGGGCGCGAATGACAAGTTCACGCGCAGATGGGTCAACTAAAGGATCGGCGGCTGTCCACTGCGCTTGAGCGTGACGTAGTGCAGATGCTGTCATCGCGTGCGGGCGAGCAGAGTTGGGGTGACCGACAGGCAAAAGATCTGCGTTGCTCAGCGCCATCGTTGACTCTTTATTGCGAGACGCTAATGACATGTACGAAGATACTGCTTTAATTGCAGAAAAAATACGTGCGCTTGGCTCGCTATCACGTGTTTTACGCAAGTCGCGGTTTGCTACTTCAATTGCGGTAGCAAACGGTACACGGCGCTCTGCCTGTAGGTAAAGATTTGACCGCTCTAGTAAAGCAAGAATTTCAGAACGAAGTTGCTGAGTATGCTGCTTTGTAAACGTTTTTCTCGTAATTTTCTTTTTCTTCATGTCCGTTTAGCTTTCTGCTTTTTCAACAAATTTACGTGAGTTAGCTACTGCGGTAGACTTGCCTTCGGCTTTTCTTTCTACTTCTGGCGCTGGCTCCCAGTACCCATGAGAAAGCGCGATGTCAACATCAACCTCTAGTTTTGCCTTCGAGTTACTTTTAGAAATATAACCCATTCTTTTGGTAAAGCTTTCATTTGACGTGTCGTGCGTGTAAAAAAGTTTGTCATTTCCGCGTATTGCTATTAGTTTTTCTTTCACGCGTCTGACGCCTTTTTACGAGGAAGAAGATCAGTATCTTTGTCGTTTTTATAGAGATTTATTGCAAGAGATTTTGCACGCTCAAAAGGATCTTCTCGGTTGTCTACGCCACGCATCCATGCGGCACGGAAAGCCGGAACTGTTTCATAGCCAAGACCGCTGTATTCTGCAAACGCTACGATTGCGTGTTCGGGCGATTGGTAATCGTTCTCTTCTTTCAGCGCGATGATTAGTTCACTATCTGCCAGAGCGGACGCTGTCATTGACTCTGCTGAGTTTGTTGACTTTGGATGTGCTTTTGGAAGAAGATCATTGTCTTGCTTATAGTTTGGATTTGTTGGTCGTCCGGACTTAAGAAGCTTGAGGTACGCATTAACGCGAGCCATTGCCCATTGGTCACGAGTTTTGCCGGGACGGTGCGAGCTTGAAAACGCGCCAGAGCCGCGACGATACACAGCCTTTAGCTGACCTAAAGTTGCTTTACGGCCAGCCGGTGCTTTTTCATTATGCTCTTTAACTTTATTTTTGAGCGCTGTTTCTACTTTTTTTGAAAAAACAATCTTTTTTCCGCCGGCGGCAGAACCTGGTTTGTTTTTCTTTGAGCCGTAGATGCGATCTTTTTTCGGAGCTCTACGAGAAGCCGCGGCAGCAACTGCATCTGGTTGGCGCTGAACTTCTTCTTGAGCTTCGACAGGCTTTGCAGCTTCTTCTTTTCTTTTTACTTTAATTGCAGAAGTAACAATGCCGTCAGGGATTAAAGCAAAACGGCAATAACCTTCTGGTTCAACTTCATCATAAATAATTTTGCAAATAGTCCCGCCGGCGTAAAGAATGCAGTTTTCGCATTTAACGCCAATATCTTTATTTTCATTTTGTTCGGGTGGCTCGTAGCCAACCCAAACGCCGGTATCATCATCGTTAAACTTGCCGTACTTTTTTGCAATAGCAACTAAGGCATCGGCAAGCTCTTGTTCTTCAGGAACAATGGCAGAAGCAAGCATAGTCTCTACTTCTCTTTGCGCTCGCGTTTTCTTTAACATAATGCCTACCTAAAACCTAAAATTTAATTAATGAAACATTGAGTCGACGGGGGTAAGATGCGCGCGAAGCATCCATGCCCACTTATGATGCATATCAATTCGCCCTGCAATAAAATCAGCAATGCCTTGTTGGTTTGCCGCATCGGCTGCTGCAAAACTTTCTTTAAGGCAGTCAAGCATTATTTCGTTTGCAGCAAAAAGATCGTGGCACATGCTCATTGGATTACAACCGCATTCCATGTCTTCAATACTTGTCAACGCGGCAAATTCTGCCAAACGGTATGGAGCAAGAGCACTGAGCTTGCGAAGATTTTCTGCAAGTGGGTCAATTGATCCGTACACATCACTGTAAATTTCGCCAAAGAACTCGTGGTATTGAGTAAAGTCTGGGCCCATAACATTCCAGTGATGTCCTTGAGCTTTAAAAGCAAGAACTACTGCGTTGCCGAGACACTCTGCAAGCGATTCAGCGACAGCTGGGTCACCAACACCGTATCCGATTGGGTTTATTTCTTCTTTGTACATAAGTTATCCTTACTGTTCGGTCGGCGCTGGTGGCGCTGTTTCTTCTGTTGCTGGCTCAAGCAATCCAGTTGGCGCAGAGGCAGGTTCTGATTCTCCAGCAGGTTGTGCCATCGGCGGCATTCCAGGAGGACCGCCTTGAAGCATTTGCTGAAGTTCTGGGGGCATTGGCGCTACGCTATTTGCTTGTTGTGCGTTTCTTGTAGACGCCATAAGGTCTGGAGCAATTGCACCAATGACTGCTTCTGTAAGTTCTGGAGTAATTGCGCCTTTTTCAATAATCATACGAAGTGCAACTTCTTCTGGGCTTGGCGCATCAGCGTCGCTAAATCCGTGAATTCGTCGCCACGTGTCAAAGCTAACTGCCATTTTCTGAAAGCCAGACTCAGCGTCTGCAGCTTTGTCATTGCGAGTAGCAACTGCTGACGGATCGTACCAAATAACGACACGATCAACTTCAGCCTCGGGAAAACCGTTTGCAATGAGATACGGACGCAAGTACACAATTGTAAGCGCGTCTGCAATAAGCAGCATTAATGGCTCAATGTGCGACTTGTATAGTGACTCGTCGATTTGCATTGCATTGCTGTATTTAACATTCGCAAGACCAGTAACAACATCTTTTGGGACATCCAAACCTTGCAAAATTCTTTCAAGCACACGATCAGACCGAGCAGCAAGTGCCGGGTCAAATGAACGCTCAAATTTGAACTGCTTGATTTTGTCACCAAGCTCAGCAGGTCCGCGAATAATCAAAGGAACAACAGCACTAGCAGAGTCTTCATCGCGAATTGGAGTTGTCATCGCATCAATGAGCGCGTCCTCGAACTCATCTGCAGCTTCCTCTGGTGTAAACCCGGGGTCAAGATCTGTTTCATCATCGTACGGATAGTTCGGATCTGGAGACGCCGCAACGCTAAGACCATCAGGAAGATAGAGCGCGCCAGCGTTCAGACGGGAACGCGCCGTTGCACGGAATGTGCGGTTTAGCAAAAGAAGTTCTGCGCAAAGATCTAAAAGACCGCGCAGGGACGAATCCGCTTCGTCAGAAAATCTTGGATGAGCACGCCAGATACGACCAACAAAAGCGTTGTCTGGTAGAGGAATAATACCTTTGTTAACTTTGCTACTGCTTGATGCTCCGGCGTTTTGCCCGGGCAGGTAGTCTCTTCGAGCAACAATGCCGTATTTGTTTTTGCTGTCAATTTGAACTTCGTCTACAGAGCGAACGTCCCATGATTCTGGGATACCAGAACCAATACGGGCTGGCATCTGCACTAGATAACACTCACCTGTTACTGAGAGGTTTAGAGCGGCATCTCGTAATAAACCAGCCTGACCGCCATAGGCAGAATCAAGACGTGATAGAGCCCTTTCTGCGGCCGCTCCAAGCCGTGCATCAATGTTGCTTGCATTACGCACAGGCACGGGGGTTTCAGCCGGGTTATCAATAACTGCTGCATATAAACGAATACGCGAAACTATAGAAGCTACGAGGTTAAACGCATACTTAACTTCGCCAATCGCATCGTAGTACTCCCAAGCTTCTCCCTGCCATGCAGAGGAAGTTGACTGTCTACGATTCTTAAAATACTCAGCTTCGCCCTTGTCGTTCATGCGAACCTGAGCTGCCGCCGCGGTCAAAGCACGAGGAGCAGAAAATGGCGCTGATTCCGCAAATGTGAATCCAGCAGGCAAAACCTGCTGTACAACACGCGACGGCGGTGTAGCCGTTCTCCGTGTCGGTGGTACTTGTTCTCGGCGGAATACGCCCACTACATTCTCCTAGTGTCTTTGATAACGGAACTGAGCAACTTACTAATTGTACTATTCATTAGTAATTACCCAGCGCGGCTAAGGAATCCAGCAAACGCCGAGAGCGACAAGATTGTGCTCACGAAGATTACTGGCTCGGTACTTATTTTATACATACTAAAAACCAATGATGCCACCCAAATGCTTGCGCACCAGTTGCAGGTGATTAAGTAGCCAATTCCGCCTTTATGTGGCGGAAACTTCTTCCAGACCGCTTCTCGCGCACGTTCAAAGACGGTGTCAGTTGTGACAAGCCTAGTCAAACGGTACGTAGCAAGCGCGAGAATAAAGTAGTCAATAACGTTAATTGTCATTCTGTTGGGTCCTTTGTTGAGTGCACGATACGGTATGGATTCCACCCACGAAGTCGCCCTCCGCAGCCGCAGCTGGCTTCATCGTGTGAGAAAACTATGGATTTCCCGCTGAGCGTGCGAATACGGGAAATGTCTTTTTTATTCTTACTTAAAACTATATCTTCTGAGTTGTACTTTTCTTGAAAGATCAAAACGGGCCCGGATGATGACTCGGCGGCTATCATTACGGTTTCTTCTGTGATGACAACTCGTACGTCATTTACGCGTCTCGAGTCACGGATCTCTGTTGTAAGATGCATTGTTGAAAACTCGTATGTATCGAAGTCCCTTTTTGGTGGAGTTACCAGCGCTTTCGCGGGGTATACATCATAAAGTATTTTCATTGCTATCTTCCTAGTCTTCGTGCCATTGCGCGATATGTTACTCCTGCGGCAAGCGATAACTCGCGAACAGATGCACCTGAATAATAAAGGCTTTTGCAAACATCAGTTAGTTCTCTGTTTGCTCGAGTATATGTGTTGTTCGCCCCGGTGCGCGCTCTGTGTCTTCGAGCAAGAGGAGCAAGACGGGCGATTTTCTTTTTCTGCGCAGGAGAAATCTTTGGCTGCGTTGGGTCATATACTCGGCGACGAATCTTTACTTTGGGCGCGGGAGTAGGAGCATGGGCGGGGGCAGAAACGCTACTTTTTTCGCGGGCAGGTATTTGTTTATCTGAAGACGAAGAGGGAGAAAAAGGAGAGGGAGGTAGAGAAGGGTGAGTGTGTGTGGTGCGAGGGCTTTTTGAGATGGACCAGGCGCGAATGCTGGAGCGAGACTTAGGTGGGTCAAACGCTTCTGCGATTGCTGCAAGGGACCAGCCGTCTGCGCATAGGTCACGAACGCGGTCACGAATAAGATGCTGCGGCAAAGAGTTGAGATACGCGCTTTCGTACTCGGGTAACCTTTGCTTCATACTTATATTGTATCATTGTACAAAGGATATTAGCGTACCTGTGCTCTGTTTTACTCGCAGAGATAAGAAAAAGACATGTGATACTTATCATCAGTATCTATATTGACCGGGGAGTTACTGGTAAAAGCCTCATCCGCCGCGCTACTGCCAATCGCCCACAGTGTAAATGTTGAAGACGCTGACTCCAGGTGGCCTTTAAGACTGTAGTGATCTATACCTTGGTTGGTGACCTTGTGAATTGATCCGCCATAGACATCGGTATGATACTTAGAAGGAAATGGCAATGTAAGAGAGTACTGCCCGGTCCCAAAGTTTGTCACAGTCGTGAATATGACATCAATCTGTACGACGACAAGGTTTCCGAGCTTAACATAAGAGCCTGTCGCGGGCGTGCCTGTAAACGCAAGCCCTGTACCAGACCAAACTGGCGAGTAAGAGTTAATAGTAGTAGTTCCGCCATCAAGCGCTCCTGCTGGGCCAGTAGCTCCGGTTGCGCCAGTAGGCCCCGTCGCCCCAGTAATTCCCGTAGGGCCAGTTGCTCCAATGCCTGTTGGCCCTGTTGGGCCTGTAACTCCAGTGGGACCTGTTGGGCCGGTAGCCCCAGTTGAGCCCTTTTCTGTAAATAAATCCCAGGCCGGGCTGGAGCCTGGTACAACATCAACAACACCATTTTCGCGGCAAACGTAGGTAGAACCATTATAAGTTACTACAAAGTACTCATTGTAAATTGCTCCTGGAGTGTATGGACCTCGAAAATCAAATCCTTGTCCAGCTACACCAGCTGGGCCTGTTTCGCCTGTTGCACCTGTATCGCCGGCATCGCCTGTGCGAGCAAAAGTGATGTTTACGAAGCTCTCGTTATTGAAATATCCACCCATGCCAAAGAAATACGAGCTTTGTGGGTAGCCAGAAACAAATGAACAGTCAACTTCAAAATATCCAGTTTGTTCTGTTACCCCTGTAATTTCAAATAAGGTAAAAATTGTAGAATTTTGTACGTCATAAATATAAAAATGACCTTTAACTGTGCTGGTACTATCATCGAGAGTTCGTAAAAAAGCCTGAGCATCGGGAGCACTAGGACCACTTATGGCTGATGAAATTACATCTATATCGTCTATGTATAGCTTTGTTGCAAGTGACGCATCGGTGTTGTTTAACTTCAGTCTTGCAGTGCCTGGGTCTGAAGAATCAGTGTTACTTGTATATGTGTATCTAAGCGTGATGCCGCCTGGAGGGCCGGGTTGACCTTCGGCACCGTTACTGCCAGATGGTCCTGTGGCACCTTCAGGGCCGGTTGGGCCGGTTGCGCCTGTTGCACCAAGTTCTCCGAGTGTATGAAAAACCCAGTCTGAGACAGGAGATGCCCCGCCTATTCGAGTTGGGAATATTATTATTGATTCGTCTTCGGCAACCCCTGCGTATCCTTCAATAAAACTCCCAATAGAAGACTGTGAAACAGCACGCACATATTGATTATCTTGATACGCTCCCGTGTCTGGCGTAAAAAATGTGTAAGGAGCCGAAAGACCACCTGTCGGAATGCCTGGTGTCATTGTCGTATTTGAATAGACAAGATATCCAGGACCCGTTGGTCCAGTTGCGCCAGTAGGGCCAGTAGCACCCGTGGCACCAGTTGGTCCAGTTGCACCTGTAAGACCAGTCGGCCCTGTAACGCCTGTTGCTCCAGTTGCACCCGTTAAGCCAGTTGCACCTTGAGGCCCGGTACTACCTGTAGCACCCGTGGCACCGATAAGACCGGTTGGCCCTGTTGGCCCTGCAACACCAGTAGCACCTTGCGGACCTGTAGCACCAGTTGGGCCAGTAATTCCAGTTGCGCCTGTTGCCCCTGTAAGGCCTGTAGCGCCTGTCGGGCCGGTAGAGCCAGTTGGCCCGGTTGCTCCTGTGGGACCCGTGGCACCTGTAGGACCGCCTGCTGGGCCCGTAGGGCCTTGAGGGCCGGTTGCGCCCGGAGGACCTTGAGGACCCTGCTCATTTGAGACGATGATTTCGTTAGTATCTGTTAAGACTTCAATGATAACTTCGTTGGTGTCTTCAATGACAACAACAGACGTTGTTTCGTCTTCAATGATAATCGCGCTTTGCGGATCAGGGACAGGTGGCACTTGGAACCCTCGGTGAGTTAATTAGTGTTCCGCGTAGAATACGGGTTTTCACGCCGGCTGGAGATGTTAACTCGAGCGCGTAGTTATGTGACCCAGCACGAAGATTCGCAGTCTGCGCGGGCGTAAGTGTGACAGTAATTGAGCCGTCACTTGTGCCAAGCACAATACCGCCGCTGGCGGCTGAAGTCAAAGTTAGGCCGCGTTGGTATCCTGATGTAGTACCGATAATCAGCGACGCCGTGTAAGACGTTAAATTCACCGGGTTGCTATTGATCTTCCATACGAACCGGCGCGAGTACGTCATACCTTGATCGACATTCATATTGAACACAGCCTTGGACATGCACATACCTACTTTCAACGCTGATCCTTTCTTATTGTAACAAACGTTTTCAATACCGACGCGCGAAAAAATGAGCTTTGAACGGTGCTTCTTCTACGCGGGCGCGGAGCGCCTACGCAGACGAAGATGAGCGTGCAGAATGCGAAGAGGGAGAGGGCTTTGTACAAACTGGAGAAGTTGTACATTAAGGTAAAGTGGTTTTGGCGTAAGAGATGGTAGACGTATATATTCGACTACTCTTGAAATGTCTCCAACTTTTTTTCTTCGCTGAGTTTGCAAAATTGAGCGTTGAAGTGTGAGTAGCTGTGAGAGCGTGTGTAAGGGCGTGTGAGCGCAGTAAAGACTATGAGTAATTGGAGAAGTTATATGAAAGAAAAAGGATGTAAAGTAACAGGTCGTGTGAAATGTATTTTTGTGTGTGAGATGCGTGTGGCGTGTGTTAGTTGTCGTTTTTATAATGCGAAATTTGATTAGACACTGGTTTTGAGAAAAAGTCAAAAATGTTGTATAATGATGAGTATTTGATTGTTGACATGTTGTAATAGAGTTATTGGAGAATAATTACTCCTGGTAGACGAAAAAATAAAAAATAGTGTCTGTAATTACGCTAGGTGATGAAAGTAGCGAAATCGAAGAGTAGTCGTAATGTAACGAAGGTTACAATAAAAAAATTGCAAAAACATTGTTGTTAAAGTCGTTAATCGTGAATTAGGTGTGACAGTTATTGACAAGACGTTTTGTGTTAACCGCACGACCCTTACCCGCACGACCAAACAACACTGCGACTACACCGTACGACCTCAAACAACTATTTCTAGCTACCTGCCTGCCAGACCTACCGCATAGGCTGGTTTAACAGGTTTAGGTACTATCCTAGGCGTGTATAAAAAACCTGAAGGTCTTGTTCTATGACCGCTATGGGTCCGCTAACAAATACGCCGCTGCCTACCGCATGAACCGGCATAGACGTGTAGACGTGTAGACGTGTAGACGTGTAGACGTGTAGACGTGTAGACGTGTAGACGTGTAGACGTGTAGACGTGTAGACGTGTAGACGTGTAGACGTGTAGACGTGTAGGTGTATAAAAAAGACCTCCAGGAGGTAACCTGAAGGTCTTGTTCTATGACCGCTATGGGTCCGCAATGAGTCCGCTCTAGTCGATGATTACCGTCACGTTGTGGTCGCCTGTGAATAGATCAGAGAAGGTAGCGGCATTCATTGTGCCATTGCCTTCAGTTCCATTGTCAGCTTGAAACTGAGACACAGCCAGTTTGGTCATGTCGCCATACCAGCCATCCTTGTCAGAGTCAGCCACCTTGTAACCAAGCTCAACGAGACGACGTTGCACGTGATGCACAGTCAGAGACTTGCGTGCAAACGCGTTCTTGTAGATACACTTGCTCAAATACACCGCATCAGTTGCTTCGCCGCTGACTACCGCGTGTACCGCAGCAGGCGCAGGCGCAGACTTGGTTGCAGGCGCAGGAGCAGAGTTTTCTGACTTTGGTTTGGCAGTGTCTACCTTTTCTTCTGGCTTTGGTATCTCGTCAGCGAGAAGTTTTAGTTTTCCTACTTCTACCAATTCGTCTTTGGTTTCAGTGGTTTGGTCTTGAGAATTTGTATCGTCCATGCCTGTAATTATACACGCCTAGCGCTTAGGCATGAACACTCTTCCTCCACCGCTATTGCCATTACCGTTGCGGAACGCTGGCATACGCCTAGCCGCAGGTGATTTGGCAGTAATCTTACCGCCCAAAAACCCTTGAGGTGGTTTGATCATTAGCGCTGTTAGTGCATGCACCAATGCGTCTACGCGGTCAGGTGATTTGCCTTCACCTGGAATCCAAGCGCACATTTGTGATTCAAGGTCCGCAAGGTATCCAACATGATGAATACGGTCTTGTTCGTACGCAAGCGTGATAGGTTCTGCGCGAAGTGCCTTGCCATATTTTGAATGCACTTCAAAAACTTTTACCGCAGGGTCAATTGCATTGATTGCATTCCGCACAAGCGCACCGCCTTGGTTTACTTCCGCTACAACTGGGCATGACCACTTGCGCGCCATTTCAACAACCTTGTTCGCCCAGGTTTCGGGTGAGCCATGTATTGTTGCATCCTCGAGTACCCATGCTTGACGTTTGTAAAGGTCACGGTCGCCAGTTGATGCGCAAACAACGATACCGCATTCGTCTCTTGGATTTTCAGCTACAGATGGGTCAACGCCAATCACGCGCAAAGGCGTACCAATTGGGTACGCTGTTTGACGAGACCTTTCAATCATTTCAATTGTCCAAAGAGCGCCTTCAATATCGTCAAGCATCTCACCGTAAAGTTCTTGAGCCGCGAGACGAGTTCCTTCGTACACTCCAACAATTGTGTTCAAATAAGCGCTAGATAGGTTACCCGCATTGTCAAGCGTTGATCCACGCGACACTACAACGCGGCCAGGGTACTGATCAGACTCTTTAAGCAGTGAATACAGTAGCGGCACACGCTTGGGCGTTGTTGTAACCATGATTTGTGGATTAGCGCCAAGACGAGTACCTACGCGAAGGTTGTCAAACGCAGTCATACCTGCCGCATCTGGTGTCTGCCTCCAAGCCGCTACTTCGTCGCCCCAAGCATGCGTGAATTGAGGACCGCGAAGTGAGTCAGGTTCGTCTGCCGTAAAACAAGTTGCCGTATTTCCGTTAGGCCAAGTTAGTCGACGTTTTGACGGTTCATACAACGGTTTTTCACTAGGAGGTGAAACGTTGATGATTCCGGATTCACCTTCAACGATAACGTCACGAACGTCAGCTGCAGTACGTGCAACGAGCGCAAAACGTCGTTGACCTGTTGTTGTGTACTTGGCTTGTTCGCGTACCCATTCCGCTGCCGTGCGCGTCTTGCCGGCGCCGCGACCCGCAAGGAATAACCAGATTGCCCAATCGCCTTCTGGTGTTTGTTGCTCTGGTCTGCCCCAGGCTTTCCAATCCCAGACAAGCGATTCCATGTCAACGCCTTCAAGAGCCGCATTGCGCTCTTGTTCTGACAGTTTTGCAAGCTGCTCCATTAGGCTCATACCCATGAAGCAATTATAACACTACGCTGGTGTATTCGCCTGTAGAACTATAGGCCAAACTTTTTACGACACTCTGGCCCTAGCTGAAGTTCACGAGAACGAGCGTCCGTAAGCTCTGCCCCACACGAGCCGCAGCATGAGTAGTGCTCTCCAAAAAGTCGCGCATGCTTGTACGGATCTTTTGCAATAATCTTAAATAGAAACTCTACTTCGTCAGCTTTTAGTTTTACACGAGTGAAGCCGCCAGGCGCACCGTGTAAACGGCGAACATAGCGAACACCGTTGAACTCTTTTAGCTCTAGAAAAATGATATCTGTGGAAAACGAGTCTTCGTAGTCTGAAAGCATGAGTTCTTCGCTCGAGACAGCGTATTTTGACTTTGGTATGTCCGCAAGGAGCTTTTGCAGAGGCGAAACCGTAGTGGCGGTTTTATTACGCGGCGCATTGACCAAAACGTCGATAGCCGCACTGGCTTGTGCCTTTGTCAATCTGTCTTTCATAATCAGATCGCTATGAATTTCACGAAACTCTGCTTCGCAAACGCGAGTCGCGAACAGATCAACCAAAAAGTCAATTTGCTTTTGGCTGGCTGGTATAAATGTTGATGATGTCATAATGTCCTTCCGTAGTAGCAAACTCAAGTTGGGAAAGTGGTAGTGCTGAGTGAGTAACTCTGACACCGCTCAGCGCGATGAGGTTTTGCGGTGTTACTCAACCGCTACACATTAGAACTCTACTGGAGAGTCGGCTGCTGGTAGACCCCAGACTTGGCGCCACATGCTTGCAATAACGTGAGCGTGTGATTCAGATGTCGTCGGCATCTCGAAGATGTGTGAGTCTGACGAGTCACCAGTTGGCGATGCCACCCAGATTTGCACAGTGCTTTCGAGTGTGAGAACCGCAACTACGGTGCCCTTTGTTGTAATCGTTTCCACGATTGTCCTTTCGTCATTCCAGCCACGGTGGCTGGTAAGTATCATTATAACAACTTTAGTTTTTACGAAAGCTTCCAAATCTCCTCGAGCATCGTAATGTTGGGGTCGATATCAACTTCGTCGGCGCTAACGATTCCTTGACTAACCGCTTGAACTACCAGGTTTTCTATCATTGCCACCGCAATGTCGCGACGGTACTTCCACTGCGCGGCTTCCTCTGGCGTCATGGCATATGTTTCTCGGTCCATTGAGATGTACTCGCCAATTTCGCAGAAACGAAGAATATCATCAAATGTCATTCCAGCCGCTTCGATCATTTTTTCCATAACCGCATGTCGATCGCTTTGATCAATGTCATCTTCCTGCTCCGCAAGGCGACTGAGTTCTTCAATAACGATGTCGTTCATGACGTCTACAAGACGTATGCATTCGTTTGGCGTCATGTTGTACCGATCAAACGGTTCTGCTTGTTCTGTCATTGACGCCTCTTTTCTTTTGCTTGCGCCTGCTTGTATTTTATTCTACTCTGTGGACCGCATAAACCAGTGGTCACTCTGTGTCTGCGCTTCGCGAAGTTTTTCTCTGAGAGAAATTATTTCGTCAGCGGCTTCTTTTAGTTCTTCGCGTGTGCCAGTTCTCATGTCCGCGTGCGCATCGAGCAGCCGTTGAACGATGTCAGTCATTTGCGGCATCTTCGTAATTTCGTATGCAAGTGGAAATGCCAGTACCGAGAAAGTAATAGTCGTACAGACCAGCTGCCACGGACTTCCATAGCGCAGCTTTTTCTTCAGCTTTTTGCAGTTGATCCGCGAGCTCGTCCGTCGTGAAACGTTGTGCGACTTCCACTATTCATGCCTTTCGGTTGTGCCTACTCGACAATTTTATACAAAGGCTCCCAGAATTTGACGGGTTCTGATGCAGGATTTATTAGTGGAACCGCATTGCCATCAATGTTAGACTCGACCGCGATTGTTGCAAGCCACATGCGAAGATCTTCGTAGTCTTCGAACGGGCCAAAAGTATAAGTACCGGCATCTGTCGTTTGAATAAAAATCCAGCCGGCAATCCTGTCCGTGTCTACAAGAAGATGCGCCGTTGCTGCTGCTTTTGTTTTAGTCGCCATTTTGACTTACCTCTCGCCATAGGCCCGTGCCCCAGCGACGGTCAAGTTTGATTGACCAAGTTGCCAAGCGAAAACACCAACGGTGACCGGTTAGCTCACAAGCTGTTTCCAATCCAATAACAATTTTTCTTTTAATGTAGTTCACTGTTCTTCCTTGTCAATGACAAGCTGACCGTTTACCCAATTGCGTGGTAGCACCCAACCGCAATCACAGTAAAACCAGTTGTCTTCTCCGCTCGCGTAAACATCGCGTGTTCCGCAACGCCAGCACGAAATTGGTCTACGCAATCTGTCTTCGCGCTCTTTGTACCCAGTATCGTGCTGCTCGATGACATGATTCATGTGGTCGAGCATTTTGACAAACCGCTGGCGGCAATGGGCGCACTCGTATTTGGTTTTGTCTTTTGCGACGCGAGGCATTTATCGTCCTACGTAGTCTTCTACAAGAACTTCGTATTCTGGGCAGAGGTACGTAACTGCACCGAGCATTACCGCAGCCGCGTACTCTGAAGTAAACATTGAGCCTGTAGTATACTTGCGCATTTCTTCGAGGATTTCACCGACTGAAAAGCCGTCATCGAGAAGACCGCAGACGAAGTCGCCGAATTCTAAAACAGATGCTTTGCTTTCTGAGTTAGCCATGCCGGAAGCGTTTAAGACAGCCTGATAGTAGTCGTCATATTTATTCTGGCTTTGGCTGTCTTCGATTACCGCACTTGAATTAAAACTTGGCGAAGAATTTGAGTCAGACCCAGACTGAGTTACAAAGATAGCAACTGCTAAAACTACAACCGCTGCTGTCAACGTCGCTAGCCAGACGTTCCTTTGAGTGTTCTTTTGTGCCGGCGGGACCGGCGGCGTGAATTGTTCATTTGACATTTTTATCTCCTAAAGTTAGTTAGCTGTATAAGCCAATTCCAATTGCTTCCTTGTCGGTTACATCGAGCATCGCTGCCCAGACTTTACCGCAAGCAGAAGCAAACTTATTGCCGCGAGTTGAGTACACGCGATCTTTAAAATTGCTGTAGTCGAGACTTTCTACGTGTGATGCAAGAAAGTTTGTGAAGTCGTCTTTTGCTACGAACACGCGATACGGGTAGTCCGCATTCTTGCTTTTAACAATTTCTTGCTGAGTAAGAGCCGCGAGAAGCTCGAGTGACTTCTTGTCGCGTGCGCGAACCGCAAGCTTGCCTGGAACGTGGCCATTATCGACCGCGCTGATGAATCCGTCTTGAGTAAATACCCACATATGTCTTTTTGTCTTTCTGTAGAGGGGTGAATTGTTTTTGCTGACTTAGACAATTAGTCTAAGACAACGTCTTCGGGGAGGTCAGCTTTTGACATTCCTTCAGACTTGATGTTGCCGTATTCTGACGCCATCATTGCCGAGTAACCTCGCAAGTTTTCTGGAAGAACGTACGAAATCATTTCGTTGCCCATGTCATCGACTACTGTTACCTTGTAAACTTCTGCGGCCATAACCGTATCTCCTTTTGTGAATCTTGCTTCTATAGTACTAAAAGCGGAAGCGTCCGAGTTTGCCCAGACGCCACGCCAATGCGCAGCCTTACGGGCTGTACCAAGTTATTATATCATTTTTAGTTTTGCTGAATCTGCCAATTCTGGCTTATCTCGACCGCGTGGCCAAAACTGCCGATGTGACTCCAGCCACACTGACAGCCGCAACCGAGGTTACGCTTGCGCCCGCAATTGCCATGATAACTGCTCCAACGTGCAGTCCGACGGAGAATACCGCCGGCCACACAATTGCTTGAACAAAATCTTTCATGAGTTGATTTTGCGGGTGCGACCCTTGAGACGTGCTGAAGCATCGCGAACTGAGGTACCGCTTTCCTGAATCAAACGACGAGCCTTGCCGTAGGTAACGTTGAGTGCGCTTGCCACTTCGGCCACTGACTTGCCTGACGCGTAAAGCTCTCCGGCTTGGTTCGGGCTAACTTCTGTAGTCATTGTTATCTTCTTTCTTTGTGTTGTTTGGTTTGTTTCTGTTGAGGGCGTTTCGGCTAATAAGGCCAAAACTTCCCGGGACCTCTTAAAAAGGCCCTCGGCTTCTTTAAGCAACCGTGTTGTCATTTTATCTTTCCGTAGGGGAGAAAGCGAAATCTCCTGCTACTTTTTTTGTTCCATTTTGTAAGATTTTTTCGGGTGAGCTTCTGGGTTCGCACACGAAGGAGGCGTAGACGGCATGACGTAAAAAGTAGCCCGCTGCTTGCATTCTGGGCATTCCCATTTGTTTGGCTTTGGCTTTACGTTTTCTTCTTCTTGCATGCTGTGCTCCCATTGAACGAACTGATGAAGAACTACCTTATACTACTTCGCGATACGAAGATTCACTTTTTGCGCTCGGCGTGCTTTTCTTCTTTCATTTGCAGTCATGCCGCCCCAGACTCCGTACTCGTCGTGCTTCATTGCATGGGCCAAGCACTGCTGCCGCACTGCACATTTCGCACACACCTGCTTTGCTTCGCGGACCACAGTTAGTTTATGATCGCTGAAAAACAATTCTTGCTTCCCTGAGCAAGCCGCGTACTCTCTCCACGTGAGATCCGCAAGGGAAACGGTTCTGTGCGTATTTTCTTTTGTCATTTTGTCTTTCTTTTTGCTAAGTTTATTTTGTAATTGGTTGTGATTGATGCATGATGTGAAACGGAGGGCCTGATCCTACGTCAAGCTTTGCCGCAATTGCCAAAGATTCACGAATAACTTTTTTGGTAGTTTCTACGCCAGATGCCGCAAGGCTGTCTCCAGTCATTGCATACATCGCGCCCAGTGCATAATCTCCGCCGGAGCCGAACGAGTAAATGCCTGTTGTGTCCCGCACCCAAGCGTAGTCTTCGTCTATTTCATAGATCTGACCGTTCACGATTGCAAGAACTACTGAGCCGTGTTGCGCTTGTTCCTTCGATTCTCTCGAAGCGTAGCCATGCTCTTCGAAGCACGAACGTAGAGCCGGTACAAATTTGCTAGTAATGAATCGATCAAGTCGAACTCCTGTTAAGTCCATCGCCTTTGGCGGTTGAAATGAATATGCAAGAATGTTGATTGCGCGAACGTCGCCGGCAGCACCAAGAAGATACTGACCGTTTTTGACAACCTTCGATGAACCGCGACCAAGTGTGTACGATCGTCCGCCTTCCTCAGTTACGCGAGAATCAAATCCCACAACTGCCCATGACGGGCCTTGGACGGCGATGATGGTGGTCACATCGACTATGGTACCAGGTTCACGAGCGAAGTCCGGCTACGGGCGACCGTGGTCTACCCAGTCGTCGTAGTCTCGATCGTCCCACTCGGACTCGTCTCGCTCGTATGACGAGGTTGTCCCACACACTGGGCAGTCCCAGTCATAAGTGACAGTTCCGCCGTACGCTTCAGCGAGCACTTCTTGGTCGTCAACGTCAGCGCCGTACTCAGCACATTCTGTATTTTCACACGAAGCTGTAATTGTCAGTTCAGTCTCGACTCCGCCGGCAATTTCGTACTCGTTGCCTGTGACGCCTGGTGGGTAGTTTGACATGTTTGACATTTAGTGTCCTTCCGTATCGTATAAGTACATTATAACAACTTTAGTTTACAGACTGCAACCAATTTCTAAGTCTCGATGCAACAACCCTGTCGTAAAAGAGTTTTCTTTTGACCGCAGGCCGAAGGCTCGATGACAGAGCACTGCTAGCTCTTCCGCATGTTTTTCGCTGACACACGGGATTTTTACGATAGACTCTTCGTTCGCGAAGAACCAAAATACGAGTGAGCTGTTGTCAGTCGTGATTGCGATTGGCTGCACTTCTACTGGCTGCTTCACTTCTTACGCTGGGTAATTGACATTCCTGCAATGAGGAAGACCGCAATTGCCCAAGCAACTGATGCGATTGTGTTTGTGAATTCGATGTTGAATTTCATGATTATTTTCTCCGTGTGTTGTAGTGTGATCTTGAGTGACGACGGCGCTGATGCTCTGCAACTGCCTTGCGTCGCTCGCCTGGCGCGTAGTTAACCATATCAATTGCGATGTACGCAATGAAGGAAGAAATTGCAAAAAACATTCCTACCGCGATAAGTGTTTCTCCCACGATGTGTCTCCTTTTGTTGTTGACAAGTCTATTATATAAACTTTAGTTTACTTGCCGGCAACCTTATCTGCTGCTTCTTTGTCCGCCTTGCGATCCGCTTCAGGGTCTCGGACCTCAAAGTTACCGCGTTTGATTTTCCAGAATATGTCCGGGCGATCCTCAACGATCTTTTTCGCCATAGAGTACGCGATATCGCCGATTTCCATAAGTTTGGTCAAGTCTACTTTTTCCCCGACATTGGCCGCTGCCCAGTTGAGAACTTTTGCTTGCTTGTCTGCGCGAGACAACTTTCGCTCTATTTTCATTTCTTCTGGGTTTTCAACGAATAAATTCCACACTCGGGAGTCGATGGTGTAAATGCGAAAAACCTGAGGAACTGGCATTTCTGGATTTGCGTCTATCGCATAGGCCGCACGTAATTTTTCAGCCGCCACACGCTGGTCGTCCCCTGGGACGTTTGATGGGCTTCCGTACTCGGCGATGAGACTCGCCATGTCCGCACGATACGTCTCGCGCGCTAACTCCAAGTCAACTTTCATGCGTTGCTCTCTTTCTGTGTAATTCGGTATGTGTACATTATAACGATTTTAGTTTCCAGCCGGCACTGGCCATTTCCAGCCGGCACCGCCAATTTCCAGCCGGCACAGGGCCTCGTGTACTTCTGGGTTACAACTAAAAACCTGCGCTAACTCGGATTCAACCGCGAACCTTGCGTACGCTACGTTTTTTGGGTTTTCGACTAAAAACTTGTCTTCGCCGATCCACTTGGTAAAAACGACTTCGCGATTCTGACCGAGCATTTCAACCCACACTCGGGAAATCTCATTGGTAACTTCGATCTTGGTAATTTTCATTGTTTGCATCATATGACCATTATAACAACTTTAGTTTTCTTGAAGTTGGGTGGCGATGGCGCGATGACGCTTCTTCTCGGCGCCGCGTTGCTTCATTGCTGCCAATCCGCAAAAGAACCGCTGCAACGACAAAAATCGTCCCTACGGCAAAAATAATTGTTATCATGGTGTCTTCCTTCCGTTTTCTTTCCAAGCAAAGAATGTAATTGGCATTTGCTCAACAGCTAAGTCGTGCACCGCGTTTGCGTACTGTTGAATGTCGCGTTGCGCCGTTTCGTGAGTCCGCAAGGACAAAAAGTTCATGAGAGAACGCGCGTTGACTGTCCAGTAGAATTGAGTAAACATTGAAACTGGCAACACCACGCGAGCCTGTTCTTTCGCAACTCCCATCTCGAGGAGCGCTGAATACGCATCGTATGCGTCCGCATTTGCATTTGTAATGATTTCTACTGCAGCGTTTGCTACGTCTTTGCCGAGCGCTTCAAACGTGTATGACCCAGGCTTGCCGACTTGCCCGCGAACGTCTTTCTGCTCGGGTGAAAAAAATTCATTCGGAACTTCGCTGTAGCGAGCGGAGAACTCGTTGAACGAACCGATGCGATGACGGAACCATTCGCGTGCAACAAACACTGGGCACTTGACATGAAAGCGAAACGAGTTGTGTTCGAACGGAGTTCCATGACGCTCGCGCATGAGAAAGTTGATAAGACCTTTGTCAGCTTCGCTCAACTCACTTGAGCTTTTTGCAAACGAGACTCGAGCCGCGTTTACGACTGACAAATCGTCTGCCATTGCCGCATCAAGACGAACGAATCCACCGGCGACCTCAATTGTTTCTGTTTTCATTTACATGTCACTTTCTTTATTTTGACAATTTTTCCTGTTTTCTTCGACTTTACACGTTATGGTTCAATGTGCTCGAGGCGATACCGAACGTTTTTGCGTCGCTCAATAGTGCTGCGGTACTCGAGAATCTGTTTTGCACTTTGAAGATTACGAGGCATTCCAATTTTTGTTTTGGTTAACACTCCGCCGGCACTGCCAAGTTTTTCTTGAAAAACCTGCCAATTTTTTTCTTCAGCCGGCGCTGGCTGCACTTTTTTGTATGGCATGTGTCTTTTCTTTCAGTTGTGTAGTAGTTGTAAAAGGCGGCAGGTAGCCGAAGGTTCCGTTAGCAGTCCCAGCCATTTTGTAGTTGGTCCTTCCTTCGGCTCCCGCCATGTGGAGAAAGTCAGTCGCTAAGCTCTCGAAGAAGCCGCAACGCGCTTTCAATTTGTGGGTGATCCGCATTCTGAAACAGAATGTTTCTTTTTATCCACGAAATGTTTGGTTCACTCATTTGCTGAATGCGAAAATTCGGAAGACTCATCGTCTCGAGTATTTTCCGCAATTCGGCAGACTTCGCTCTTCGCTCTACCGGGTTCATTAGAAACCGCCAGCGTCGTGCGCGTCTGAAGTTCTCTTCGTCGTTTTCATATTTCCAATTATACTCTTTTTAGTTTTTTAAGCTCACCTCAGCAAGAGGGATCCAGCCCTCCCACTTCGTTTTCAATGACCGCAAATAGATTGAGTCTTCTCTCGCAGTTTTGTCAATTTTTTCAAACAGCGGACCATTCTGTTTTATCCGCCGGCGAGTTTTTACGCTTGCCGCATTAGGATTGATTTTCACAGAATAGACCGCAGATGAAAGAGTCATCAGTGAATCTCGAATCCGCCAGACTCTTGGCAGAACTTCGCAAACGCTTCGATGTTTTCCACAGTGAATGGGTAGTTCATTTCGAAGTGGTCAACTTGCCCTTCGCCGCCACATGCGTTGCACCAACCGTGAGTGCGTCCGAAAAGAATCTGAGACGCTTCGTCGAGTTCGCGAGACGGCATGTTCATTTTAGATCCCACCTCGTCAGTGCGAATCCCTGTTGCATCGCAATAGCTGCACTCTGATCTCGGTAGTTTTGCAAGACGTACGTCATAACTCTTTTTGTACCGAGCAGTGCGTCCGCAAGCGATTTCCTCGAGCAGAAGTTGACCGAGCTGTTCTGCATCTGCAGCGTCAAGCCCATCTCCGCCATTTTCGTCTCCGCGTACGTTTTCGCAGATCTCCGGCGCTACTTCTACGCAGTAGTTCCAAAGTGGCCGCCAGGCCCAGACGTTGTTGCGAAAGTACTCGCCTGTTGTAGTTGCCGGATTCTTTCCGACTACGTCCATTCCCATTGTGTTGTCTCCTTTGTCGTTATGTTTTTATTTTATCAAATTTAGTTTTGGTCTTCAGCGACTACTCCGCCAATTTCAGCAGCGTACTCTTTTGCTTCGTCCGGCGATTTGAAGACACCAAGTCCAGCGATTCCGCGTGGAGTCATCATTCGCAAAGTCCACCGATCTCCGCCAAGCGGATGAATTGTGAACTCTTGATCTTTGTACATTTTTTCTGTCATTTTTACTTTGCTTTCGTGTAAAACTTTCGACGCTCGTCTCGGATCGAGATTAGCGTGCGAATTTGCGCCGGCGTCAGATTTCCGCGAACTTCGAAGACGCGAATCATTTTTGCGCAGAATGCGATTGATTTGCGATTTGCGTAAGCGAAGTCGAGTGCCGCATCGATTTCCATGTACATTGTGTCTCCGTTTTGTCGTTGTGTAATTATTATAACAATTTTAGTTTTGACAAAATCTTTACACAATCCAGCCGGCACCGCGAGCCTAGCGGCTAATTGTGCCGCAATGATCGCCTTCAGCGCTAAACGTCGTAATTGCGCTCGCGCAAGTAAAGCGGAGCGCTTTGTGCGCTTCCACAAGACATGCGTCGCACTCGGCACAATTTTCGTGCTTTGGAGTGTATGTTGTGTCTTCGTAGCTCATAATGTGTCCTTTCGTTGCGTACAAGATAATTATAACAATTTTAGTTTTCTACAGACCATGAAAGACGCACTGCAGCTTTTTTTGCTGCCGCAGTGATGCACTCATCGCACAAGATTGCAGTAAACTCGGTCAGGTCGTGCTTTGACCCATAGCCAGGGGAAATTGTGACATAGGCCGCGTCCAAGAGATTTGCCGATTCGTCCCACAGGTACTCGACCTTGCCACCGCATAAGAGACACGGAGGTAGCTCTGACCTCACGGCTACTTGGCTTCCGCAACTGGGAACGCCACGACCGCGTCAAGCGCGATGCGGGCCATTTCCTTGAGAGCCTCCGCGTCGTGAGGAGACGTAGTCCCATCGGCGATTGGCTGCAAAACCATGATTAAGCATGCCAACTCGCGTGACGTAAATGAGCGTGTGAATTCGTGTTCCATTGTGGGTCCTTCCGTATTGGTTGATAAATACATTATAACAATTTTAGTTTTTACAAATTGCCACCGGAGCCCGGCCGGAACACCAATACCGACCAGGCCTCCGCGGCACGACGGAAATTACTCGGACTCTTCCTCGTCTTCCTCGTTTTCCCATGCGGCTTCAGCCGCACCTGCTGCGTGGTGACCTCTAAGGTCGTCGCGGCCATCCCAATCGTAATCGTAGTCGTATCCCATTTTATGTTTCCTTTCGTCGTTGACAAGATTATTATAACAATTTTAGTTTTCGTCTTCGTCTTCTTCGTCGCGGTACACGATCTCATCTTCCCACATGTCTCGTGAGCCGTAGTCACGACCATCGCCGAGAGCGATGTAGATTCCGGACTCGTCCGCGTCCTCGCTGACAAACGCGGTAATCGCCGCGACGTCCGCGACGAGAGGATAGTTTGGCTGGAACGCTCCGCGAATTGGAGTGTTGCCGCTAACCTCGTCTCGTAATTCTTCGAGGCGCTCGATGAGTTCATTGAGTGTCATTTGGTTTCCTTTCGTCATTGGTATAAAGTCATTATAACATTTTTAGTTTTGCCGGCTGGCCGGCTTGTGGCCGGCGCAGCCAGACGGAGTGCTAGTTGAAGGCGACTCGGCCGCGGCAGGCGTTGCGAGACGCGATGCGTTTTTTGTTCGGAATTGTTTGGGCCCGAAGAATGTTGCGATCGGCGAAAGCCTGATGATCGGCGGCGGACCATGTGTTTTTTGTTTTTTGTTTTTTGGTGTTCGTGCTCATAAGAACATTATAACAATTTTAGTTTTGCGGGTTGAGCTGTGACCGGCTGGCGCGAGGCCAGCCGGCAGAGCGGCGTGTTTATGAAGGCCAGTTGCGCGATGCGACGAGCGGCAAGTTGCGGCGCGTAAGTTCGGCAGTGACGATGTCGATAATCGGGTGGCCGAAGGTGTATGCGATGTCGTCGATGCTGTCGTAGTCGGAGCAGTCGGAGCCGTAGCCGTTTTCGGTGAGACCGGTCGCGAAGTAGTAATCGTTAGGGTCAGTGAAAATGGTGAGGTCGTAGGTGACAGTTTGATGTGTGTCGTCGTCGAAGAAGAACGAGAGGACGTCGGATGGCTCGTCGATGCCGAAGGGCGTGGTGAGCGCGTATTCGTAGTCGAATGTGAATTCGAAGATAAGTTCGGTTTGGGTTTCGGTTTTGAGTGTGATGGTGTTCATGAATACCATTATAACAATTTTAGTTTTTGCTGAAAAAGATTGAAGAGGTGCGAGCGCTGGGGACGAAAGGGGAGAACCCAGCGCTCAAGCACCTCACTAGACGACGACGAATCGTCTAGGTCTTGCGCTACTTCTTTTTGTAGAGGTAGCTGCCGAACTCGTCCCACTCGCTTTTCAGCTTTTCGAATGAGTCCGCGTCCAGGAGATTGTAGCGTGCGCCATTGAGCATTGGCTTCGCAAATGAAGCTGCCATGTACACGTCGCCCGTACGAGCCTCCACGAAGCAGTGAACGCTTAGCGTGCTTACGATGCGAAGGTACTTGCGACCACCATCGAGTCTGTAAGTGCCTAGGCTTGTCTTTGAGTCCATGAAGCTGATGAGCTCGGTGACCGCATCTCGCACTGCTAGTTGTTCGTCAGAAATTGTTGCATTCATTGTGTGTCCTTTGTATTTGTAGCTGATAAAAACATTATAACAATTTTAGTTTTATAGCAGCACAGGGTTGACGAACCGCGTTGAGAAAAACTCGACGAGAGACTCGCGATTGCGATGCGCCTCTGACTGCGCAAACTGCGTGCCATTGTACGCCTTGAAGTACTCAGTGCCATCGTGCAGTGTAACGCTCGCACCTTGCGACGAAGCGTGCTCGATGACCATCAAAACGTTCGATGAGTCACTCACGCGGACGTAACCTGATCCGCCATTGTAGTGCCACAAGCGATTTTCTTGAGCCGCGATATCGATCAATTCGACTGCCTGCATAAAAGTGATTTTGTTCATTTTGTCCTTTTTTCTTTTTGTACCAGCCACCGCGGCTGATAAATACATTATAACAATTTTAGTTTTTATTTCAAGCCGGCACTATGATGTCGGCTTGAAATGCGAGATCGAGCGCGTCGTAATGGCTGGAGCCGGCAAGACGTGCGTTTTGATAGGTTTTCCAACCTTCGCGGGTTCTGATCCGCTCTGACGCCTCACCCCACTCTTTCGCTTCTTTTCGCTCCGCTGCTGTCATCTTGCTCATTTTTCATTCCTTCCTGATAAATACATTATAACAATTTTAGTTTTTACCGATCCGAAGATGAAGCCGCCTATAAGGCGACCGCATCTTCCAAGAATCCGATTTCCAACTCGTCCGCATCGTCTTTGCAATACCATTCCGCAAATTTACGAATTTCGTTTTTTGGAATCATCACTTCGATAGTTGGCCATCCACCGCCAGATCCCACTAGCCGCACGATTCTCAAAAACGCATTCGGGACTTCTCTACCCAAACGCTCTAATACTTCTTCAAAACTTTCGTCATCGAACGCCACGTCGACTTCGAATTTAACTATCTCTTTTTCCATTTTTATTTTATCCCTTCCTGATAAGATCATTATAACAATTTTAGTTTTATGTTTATTGAGGCCGGCTAGATAGCGTGACCGGAAATCGCGTGGAATTGGTCGTTTTTGGCAAGATCGAGAAGGTGGGCGTGCTGGTCAGGCGTAAGAACGGCAAGAAGGCGCATGTACGAGTCGTGTTCGATAATTGCGAGTTTTGTATCGGCAGTAAATCGGTCGGCGAGGTAGTAGCCGGATTTAAGGTCGATGTTAAGTTTGGTGGTGATTTGGTCGGTGCTCATAAATACATTATAACAACTTTAGTTTTCTGCAGGCTACGCCGCACATTCAAGCCGGCACCGCGACTACCACTCTCCTCGCGCTCGACCGCGACACGCCTTGCGACTCGCGATTCTTTTTTTATTTGGAATCGTCTGAGCGCGGAGGATGTTACGATCCGCAAAAGCTTGATGGTCTTCGTCTGACCACTTCACCACTGTTTTTGATTTCTTGTTACTCGCCATGAGTACATTATAACAATTTTAGTTTTCAGCACCGAGGTGCTGGCACGCTAGCGGCGGGCCGACACCGCAATGATCAGTTGGCTTTTCTCGCCGGCACTGAGGTCCTCATCGAGGAGCCAGATGTTGATTAGCTCGTCGAGAACCTCGTCCCGCACGTCCGCTGGGTATTCACTCGCGTCCGCGAAGATGTCCTTGGCGATCTGCTGTATTTGCTTCTGTGTTTTCATTTCGTGTCCTTCCGTACAAGATCATTATAACATCTTTAGTTTTGCGGAGTGGCGGGGCCGGGTCCGGCTCTCGCCGGCCCGGCTCCTTGACCGCTTAGACCGCGTAGGCGACCGAGTATCCGCGATCCAGCTTTGCGCC